CAAAACCTTTGACAAATTCACTTGGTGCTGTACCACTTAACGCACCATCATAATACTTAACATATTCATAACGTATAGACATACGGTTTTCCATAATGCCTGTAGTTTGATAATAATCATAAGTATCATGTTGCCAACTATCAATGATAGGATTAACTAATTGATATAGTGCAAAATTATGTTGATTAAACCCGTAAATGTTAATGTTTCTAAAAAATGGTACTTTACCTGTTGATAATGAACTTGTTAATGGTGTTGGATTAAGCTCCGCACCATTATAACCCCATTGTTCTGTACCTAAGTTATTACTGTATTGATTAGCTGTGTTAGCAGCATCATTGGCGATATTATTAGGATCACTTATGTTATAACTATAATAGGCATACCATAACTTACGAATCAAATTATTATTGTCATCATTAAAAGTTACAGTAACAGGATCGTACTTAATTTTAGTTTGAACCATACGATGACGATTGTATTGGTTCATATCATGTAAATCAAAAGAATATTTTGGTAAATCAATATTTTTTACTGCTAAACCAAAATTTTTATCCGTTGGAAATAAGTTTGAAGTATTAATAAACTGTTCATTAATATCAAAGTAAACATGGAATAACCATTTAAACTTTGGTGAATAAGCATACGCATCCGTAACAAATGTCTTGGATGCGTGTTGATAGTCTTTCAAAAATTTGCGCCCGAACAATTCGTCGGACGCACTTTGTAGTACCTGCTGAAAGAATCCTGCCATACTAGTTACTAATATTAACCACCAATACCACTTACGTTGTCGGTTATAGCTCTTGCAACTGCAACACCAACACCCTGTTGGATACCCTGACCACTATCGGTAGGTGTCTGTACAGCGTTGTCGTAGCGAATTGTTAAAGAAATTGTAACAGGTTCGTTAGCACCATAATTCAATGTATTATAGTTTGCACTTTGAATAAAGCAACCATAAAGTTCCCATGTTTCTAAAACTTGTGGTGTATGAATACCACCACCACCATCAAGAATTTGAATAACAGTACCAAATTTGTAACTCTCTCCTGCTGAAGCACTAGCTTGTTCACTAAAGTCAAATTGTTTCTGTAGTTGTTCACCAACACGCATTGCAACTTGACCTGTAGCATCATCACGTAAATTCAACGTGATAGCTTGCCATTCAGGTTTGCCAGCTAAGTATACACGACTGTTATAAATTTCCAATGGAATTTCCGGGAAAGTTACCTGAGGACGTGTAACATCGATAACTTGTTTTGTCAATTCAGTCGATGCTTTATCTACACCAATATTATTAAACAATACACGGAAACGATATTGTAACTTTGGCATTAACAAGCCCTGAGCGTTTTCTGTTGCTCCTGCTAGAGGCACTGTCATCTTACTAATCGAAGTAAAAGCCATTTTGTATACCTCCTTTATCTTATTTATCTTTTAAAAGGGGGCTAAAATCACCCCCTTTACAAGAATTACAATCCTCTTATTTCACCTGTGTTTAACACACGGACAGGAATGTAAATGAACTCAACAGCTTTTACAGGTTCAATTGCAATATCGATCCAAAGTTCATTTGCATCAATTCTTGCAGGTGTATTATTACTTTCATCACAAACTACGAGATAATCGTAAATACCACGCTTAGATTGAACATCTGCTAGCAATGTTTGTACTACACCTTTTGCTTGCGAACGTGTAATTGCATCATTTGGCTCAAAGATGAACGGACGAACTGCTGCTTGTAAACGCTCACGTAAGTAGCAAATTAAACGAGCAACGTTGGTACGATCAAGTGCGCTCTGACTATCAAAGCTATTCTTGTTACCAAAGTTCAATAATCCAACATTCGTAAAGAATGCAATTGGGTTAATGAAGTTTGTGTACTCAACATCACGTAATGCCATACGATTCTTTGTTACAACAAATTCACCTGTTGCTGCATTAATGTAACCAATATTAGATGCGTTATCAACAACACCTCGACGCTGACCTGCAGGAGCAAACCATGGATAAGCAATTGTATCGTTACGTAAAATAGTACGTAAGATCATATAGCTTGGTGGAACTGCTACAAGCGCACCTGAAAGATCAGTACTAATACCACTTGGATAGTAGATACCCATGTACGTATCACGTGTTACTAAACCTTCTTCACCACTTTGTGCTGCACCCGCTGCATTAGTTGCCCATGCTACAATATCAGTTGCATTATCAGCAAGACGCATTGGTGTGTCACCAACAATGTATCCTGTTTGACCACGATCATTGTTTAATACGACCATGTTTGGTTGCAATTCTGTGTAATTAGGTGTTGCAATTAAGTTAAAGTAGGTATCTTCTTCACGAATCTCTTGATTGGTGTCAATTGATGCCTTCATTGCTGCTACGACCATTGCACGTTGTGCCTTACGACCCATATATGGTGCACCATTGGTCATGTTACCACTTGCTGTTACCCATGTATAACTAACTTCAGGCAAGCTCCCAGGTGTCGTTGTTGGCACAGTGTATGCACCTGCACTTGGGAAACTAGCTGATGTAAAGTAATTTGTTCTAAATTGCTTTACGTTATAACCACTACGGCGTGTATTGAATAACAATGTGCCACGTGGGTAAAGTGTATAACTTGGAGTATCTAAATCAATATAATTACTTGATAATAAGCTAACAATGGTTGGCATAGCATCAGTAACAGGATTTACACCACTATTTGGACCCCAACGTGCATCAGCAAATACAATACCATTTTCTGTAACTTGATCGGTATTGTCTAATAAGACCCACTGATCTAGTCCGTCAACTTGTTGCCAACGATTAACTAATGGATAATTTTCTAAATCACTTGTATCAATCCAAATATCACCGTATACTAATGGTGTACCATCACTTTGTACTGTGGGTTGTGATGAACTAATTAACGGACCTGCAGGATCTGTAGTACCTGTTGCTGTCGCAGACCATAAACCATTTGATCCATACTGTGCGTTACGATAACCAACCCATGCTGTACCTGTGTTAACCATGATATCTACTTCATTAACAACGCTATAGTACCAATTGGTATTATTGGTTGGTAATGTATTTGGTTCGATATCGTTAGATTCGTAACTAAATTCTGTCCAATCACTTAAGCATGTCATGAAATCAGGAACCATTACACCACTATATACTAATAATTGTGAAATTGCTCCACCTGACGCAACAACGTATGCAGTTAAAGGACCTGATGCAATATGAGGTGCTAAAGCTGTACCACCCAATGTAACAATATCACCTGTTACATAACCTGTACCACCACTAGCAGCAATAGTTCCAACTACTGTACCTGTATATTGAACGCTTGTTAGTGTCGCTCCTGTACCTGTACCACCTGTAATGGTTAGTGTACCTGCAGTTGGACCTGCTGTAGTAACTGTTACAGTTGAGTATGGACCTACTTTAGAGTTGGTGGGTGCTCCTGATGTAGCTTGTGTAGTAAATCCTGCAATATCAGCAGGTGATGTTAAGTAACCATTGTCATCTAATACAATGTCACCACCTTCTGTATGTGTTAATACAATCGCACCCGTTGATGATACTGCGGCAGTTGTGTAAGGAATATTTGCTGCTGCCCATGCTGCAACAAAATCAATCGCACCTTTTGCAGTTAATGTTGCAGGTAATACAACAGTATAACGTGAAGATAATGCTGAACTATTTGGTGTTGTAACATACACGCCAAATGAAGATGAGCTTAATCCAAAGTTAGGACTTGTATTAGTTCCTGTAAATACTGACAAACCTGATGCACTTCTACGGAATAATTGTACAGGGGCTTTTCCTAATCCTGAACCAAAACCATACTGTGCAAACAATGTACCAACAGGAATATTTTTTCCACCTGCAGGATCTAACGTTGCATTTGCTGATTGATCACTAGGATATAATGGGCATGGAACAGTTGTAAACAAATCTGTAGATGCGCTGTATACACTAGTAACTAAATTTGTACCACTATTTGCTGCATTAGTCTTAATCCATACACTACCTGTAGGTCTTGGTGATGCACCACCTGCTCTCCAATTTGGTTGCTGAGCATTGGTTCCATAAAATACAACAGGTTTAACATGTGTGCCAACTGTAAAACCAAATAATGCCCAATCTGCACCACTATTAGAATCACTTAATGTAATTGAAGTATCGCTACTTGAACTTTGGAAAATATTAACACGATTATTAACAACTGATGCACTAATATTTGGAACATTAGTAATTGCATTAATAGCAGCAGCAAGTGATGCAGCAGTTGTACCCGAACTAATCGTAGCACTAAATGTTGTTCCTCCACGTGTTACACTAATTGTTAACAATACACTACTTGATGCTGTAATTGCGCCACCTTGTAATGTAGGAACTGTTCGTGCCCATGTGCTTGAACCAACAGGGACCCATGTATTATATAATGAATCTGCTGCTGAATTTAAATATGCACCTGCTTTGTACCAATATGTATGGAAAGCATCAGGTGAACCATAATCAGTAATACCTGTTACAACAGCATAATCACCAATATTACCAATATAACCTTTTGGCTCTTGGGTTGAGTTAATTACATCATCTGCACTATCAATGATAATAGGTGCTTGAAGATTAAAATTACCTGTAGTTGCATTAAACTCAAACATACCCCATGTACTGTTTGTTGTATCTAACCAATAAGTACCATCTGCAGGATTACCTGTGGGGCGACCAACTTGACCAACTAAACTAGCTAAATCAATATCCGCACGTAAAACATAACATAAGTTTGTTGCACCTAAAACACTATACGCAGTTAATAAACCATACTCATTAAGTTCATAACCTTGAATTGGTGTGCCATTAGCAGTCTTATAGAAAAATGGATTACCATACAATGTAACCAAATCACGCTGACTTGTCACACGATATAATTTATTTGCATTGGCTGCAGTTGTTGCAACAGCGACACCTGTGCCTGACGCATTTGCCTTATTTTGTGCTGTTGCAATTAACAGCATTGGAACTGAATTTGAACCTGCGGGTAAGTACTGACTTTGATCAATAATTGTTACTTCCACGCCTGGGCTAACAAGTGCCATATTGTTTCTCCTAAATAAAAATGAAGTTTTTCTTCATTATTATTATTTAGGATAAACCTGTAAAAAACCTGTGTTTAAGCCTCTACTAGTAGAGTTACAATTATAAATAGCAGAATGAGACCATTTTGTAAAGTTTGTAACAAAAATCCACGTGCACCTGCTTATTATCGTAATGGAAAACGATACTTTAGATCACGATGTACGATATGTATAGCAAATAACAAACAACTTGCTAAAACCAAGCCAAAATGGGAAAGTAAAGGTTATAAGAAAAAACCCACATGTGATATATGTGGGTTTCGTTCTCAGTATACTTCACAAATTACTGTATGGCATGTTGATGGCAATTTAAACAATTGCGAACTAATTAACCTACGTAGTGTATGCCTAAATTGTGTTGAAGTAATTAAGCGAAAACAGAGTGCATGGAAAGTTGGCGATCTTCAAGTAGACTATTAATCTTTCTATGTAAATTATCAATAGTAGAATCGTTTTCTATAACAGCATCAAATTTTAAACCACAATGACTATATTCACTAGCATGAATTTTAGCATGTTCTAATTCATTCCTAGCAAGTGCCCATCCCATATTTTTTGGTCCTGCATTATATGAAACTGCTGCTTCATACCAAGATGGTTCAGGACCACGCTTGACACGTACTACAATACCACCTGAACGATGTATGGCATCAACCTCATTTTTAAATCGACAATCAGTAATCACTATATTGTCTTCGGTTTTCATTAGCTTACGCTCAACACTAGCTACCCATATTTCATCATGAAAATGATTACGAAATAATTCTGTTCCCCAATGTTGTAATACCATTCTTGGTGTAAGATTGGGTATACCTAATCGTTCTGACCACCATGTATCTACTTGTTCACGCCATTGTCTACTTGATTTGGTTACACCATCAAGCATTTCACGATCCCAACCAAACACCGCAGCAGTTGCATCTTTTAAACTTTCAGCAAATGACATGCGTCTAAACCCATGCTCATCAATTAAGTAACTTGCAATCGTATCTTTGCCACTACCAATTAATCCACAAATACCTACAATCATAATGCCCTCCACATAGGCGTATTATGTCATACTTATTACAGATTTCAAGTAATTTAGAATATTATCCTTGTACCCAAGTTAAAGGTTGTGACCAATCAACATAACGCTTAAGTTCATCAATTAATTCAGCAAAACCTTCTTTCGCTTCAGCTTTCATGGCTGCACCATTAAGTGTAGTGCCACCTGTTGGTCCTGCAATGCTAGCAAACTTTTCACGTGCTTCACCTATAATCATCTTACACTGACATAATGTCCAACTTGTTATCCAATTTGCAATAGATGGGTCACGCAATAACGTAATTTCAGGTTTCATATTGTATGTCCACAATAATAACTGTTCGCCACTACCCTTAAAATTACGCACAAAACTAATTTCTTTAGTTACAGGATTAAACGTAAAAATTACATATCCACCAAACATACGTGCAGCTAACTCAATATAACCTGCATAAAAATCATACGTAGCTAATCCACCTGCATAGTTATAGTTTAATAAGTATGTATTTAAAATGGCACTAGAAAATGGATCAAATGATGATGCAGCAGGTCCTGTCTCTAAACCAACTGTTCTACGAAATACTTCACGTACTGTTGTAACTTCTTGTGGAAGGATGTAAGTGTATTGATTATTTTCTACGGTAAGTAGGCTATACGATTCTTCATAAGCATTAGTAGCACGTTGCCTATATGTTGCAATCGCATATTGATATGCTGCCTCATAATGCTCAGGATCTAATTCTAAATCAACTATTCCCCCACCTAAACGTAAGCGAATATTATTGAATAAAGCTTCTTTTTGTTGTTGAAGTGGTGGTAATACAGGTGTAACGGACATAATGTACTCTCAGGTTGTGAAAGTATTTATTCAGTTTCATCCTGTATTTCATATTGATTGCCACAATCAGGGCAAATAAAGCAACAAGCTTGTGAAACATACACAAACCCATGCACATGCCCACACTCACCTTTAAGAATGCTGAATGTAGATTGCTCTGTTGTCGTTTGCATTACTTCAACAGATTTGACAAACAAGTTCAAAGATCACCTTCTTTACGATTTTCACTGTACCATGGATCAAATGAACCACTTGGATATCGTGATTGCAATTTAGTTACATTTTCAGCAATCACATCATTTGGGTTTAAGTCCAACGCACGACACATGTTAACCCAATACCACATAATATCACCAAGTTCACGCTTCATGTGAAATAAGTTTTCTTCATTAAGAGGTTTACCCTGAAAAACCATTTTTTTAACGATTTCCATAAGTTCACCTGTTTCAGAAGATAACCCCATAACACCTGTTAACATCAATGGAACATTAATATTCGGTCCATGTTGATTATTGGCAAAATCATAATTACCATCAATAACATCCAACCTATTCATAAATGTAGTAAGATCATTACTTGCTTCACTTGTTACTGCTTTTACAAAATCTTGGTATTTGTTTAGATCAATTTGTTTCATTAATTTACCTTTAGTATAATAACTGTTTCACTCATCCTACCACTAGGTATGGTTTGTAAGGTTTTGATATCCTTAAAAAACTTTCTAGCTGCAGGTTTGCCACCACTAAACAACTCTTTTAATTGTTCAGCAGGTTTACGTAACGTTTTTGTACCACTTTGTACGCTATCAAACCCTACTATAGTTGTACCTTTTACAGTCATGGTTTGTGCATGTTGATCAGCAACCAAATATGATAGTCTACGTTTAGCTGTATCATACAACCAAATCTCCGTTGCGCCAACTAATTTAGATGGATTGACACTACGTAGTCCCAACGTTTCTTCTTTTAATTGAAACTTAATGTTTTTAACAAGCTGTTCAGGTGTAACTACTTTTTTCTTTCTAACAGGTTGCTGTGACTTTTTGATATTAACATACCCATTAATATCTGAAATAATGGTTTCACAAAACTTAATCAAATTTTTAATTTGAGTTTTAGTCAAATGAGAATATCCTAAAACTAAGTCTTTATCTTTTTGGTTATAAACAGATTGAAATTCATCCAATCTTTTTTGCCAAGTATCAATTAAAATCGATGCATGCTGTGGCAATATATTTTTTTCAGTTAATATAGCGACTGTGTTAAGTTCAGTTTGTTTTTTAGTCCTGCTTAAAAAATAATCGTCAAACGCACCTTCAAGTTCACCACATACTTCATGCGCACGTTCACGCATGATTTCTTGTATGTTTGGTTTATGACTTTCTTCTTTTTTAATAATGGTTGGTTTGGCTAATGTTTCTAATAATCTTGTTACTTCATTTGATAGTATATTTGATTCATGGTCTGTTAATTCTAAACCACGCATGTTCATTCTAGCTAACCAACATAAGGTCACCATAAATTCACTATCACTGACATTGCGCATTGCTTTGGCATGGTCAGTATGCCCTAACCATTCTAAATATTGTACTAACATTTCTTTACCATCTTTTTTGTCAAAGAAACGTGTATACCATGTAAACGATCTTGCTAAGGCATGTGCACGTAAATCAGGATCAGGTTGCATAATAAAATTAGGCTCATAACCATAGTATTTGTAGTCAGTGTCCCTAGGGACTAAATCCTTAATCGTTGATTTCTGCTCATCTTTTTTCATGTGTTTATTTTTCTTACTCATATCAAGGTTCCAATGTACTCTATTTACAACAATTTAGTCAAAACATTCAGATAAATATATAAATCATGCCAAAACTAAGTCTGTGGAGACCACAAAAATCAAATGATTACCGCTTCTTTGATAAAACAATCAAAGAAATGTACACGGTTGGAGCAACTGATCTTTATATTCATAAGTATATTGGATCAAATAATCCACGCAACAATGACGTTACCACGCCTGTCTATGATCAGTTAGATCCTACTAATATTCAAGACTTAATGTGGTTAGAAAACCGTGATCGTAAATACGATTCTAGCATATATCGTTTACGTGGTCACTATAACGTGTCTAACATTGATTTCGATTTAAGTCAATTTGGATTGTTTTTAAGTAATGATACTATTTTTATCACTGTACATTACAATGATATGATTGACATACTAGGTAGAAAATTAATGGTTGGTGATGTGCTTGAATTACCTCACTTGATTGATTATCATCCATTAAATGAAACCATTCCCGTAGGATTAAGAAGGTTTTATCAAGTCACTGATGGGAATTTTGCTAGTGAAGGTTTTAGCCAAACATGGTTTCCGCATATGTGGAGACTAAAAGCAGAACCACTTGTTGATAGTCAAGAATTTGCAGATATATTACGACAACCAATTGATACGGATAATTTTATGGGTGATTGGAACAACACCGTAACCTACGAACCAGGCTACACCGTCATGTATGGTGATAAAGTTTATACACCAAAGCAACCCGTACCTGCAGGTATTCCTCCACCTGATCTTGTTTATTGGGAATTAAGTACACAGCAACAATTAAAAGATATTATTTCTACCTACAATAAAAATATTGAAATTAATAATAAAAATCTTGAAGAAGCAGCACGTCTTGTACCTAAAGGTGGTTACAATCGTGACCAACTATATGTTGCACCATCCTATCTTGATGGACAACCTGCTCCTCCTGTTAATGTTATTATTAATAATGGTTCTCCTGTTCCAACTAGAGGAACCATCATTTATTTTTCAAGTGACTTATACACTAACGCAAGTCCTGTAATTTCTATTAGTGCAGGAGCATTAGACCAATTTAGATCAATGGCTGCAGCATCAAAGGGTTTAGCTAACTCTATTGATAAATTTATTTCATTGTCATTAGAAAAAGCAGAAATTGCTCCTGAACAACTACCATCAGGCAGTGGACAAGTTAATGGTTCATTAGTTATCGCAGCAACTGTAATGGGACCTGTAACAGGACCATATGGCACTGCAGATAATACTTATATCAATGCAGATGAATATTTACGCTTTGAAGTAAAAGCACAGGGTAACACCAATATTCGTGGGTCATACATTTTACGTATACAAAATTTAACACAAGATTTGTCAAACTTACTAGTGATAGATACACCTGGGGCGTTGGTGCAGCCGTTCTTGCCTGGGACAAGGGTGGTGAATGTTATTGATAGTCAAACAGTAGAATTAAGTGAACCTATACAAAATGAAGTGGCAGATGGGCAAATTATTGTTGTATCGTCAAACTTTGCTGGCATCGTGACGCAAGATGCAGACTATCGTGCTGATAATGATCCACGCTTTACGTTTATTAAACGTGTATCACCCTTATCATTTGGATATATTGCAGGTTATATGGCAGGAGACGGTAGTGCACCTAATGGTGAAGCAACAGGTGCAGGTATTCAATTCCCCGCTGCACCACAACAAGGTGATTACTTCTTACGCATTGATTATTTGCCACAAAAATTGTTCAGGTTTGATGGAACATTGTGGGTAGAGATTAGTCAAAATGTTAGAACAACTACAGGATTTACAGCAAGTGATCGTTCACAGTTAAGTGGTTTCATTAACAATGATCAAGTAGTACAAACAACAGATGGTGGATTCATACCAAGTCGCCAATCACTGAGTGATGCACTAAGAATTCAACCTGATATGTAAAGGATAATAAATTGGCAGAGTTTTTTTACGATAAGCAAGTTAGAAGATTTTTAATACAATTTGCTAAGATATTGAGTAATTGGTATGTAGAGGATGGGTTTGATCCTAATGGTAATCCCATTCTAAAACGTGTACCAATTATGTATGGCGATCAAAGTAGAAACGTTGCCAACATTATTAATAACAACAGTCCAAGTAATTTACCTACTGTACCACAAATTACTTACTACATCAGTGGGTTAACTTACGAACAAAATAGAACACAAGATCCTTACTTTGTTGACAATTTATCTGTACGACAACGAACATATAATAATGAAACACAAGAATATGAAAATACACAAGGACAAGCGTTTAACATAAAACGATTAATGCCTGTACCATATCGTCTAAGTGTAACGGTTGATTTTTGGACAAGTAACTACAATCAAAAAATGCAACTGTTTGAACAGTTAGGTGTATTGTTTAATCCATCGTTAGAAATACAAAGTACAGATAACTTTATAGATTGGACTTCATTAAGTGTTGTATACCAAGAAAGTTTAAATTATACAAGTAGAACTATTCCAATTGGCACGTCAAATCCTATTGATATTATGACATGGAAATTTTACATGCCAATATGGATTTCAAGCCCAATTAAAGTACAAAAGTATGGTGTCATTTATAAAGTAATTAATAGTATCTATAAAGGTACCGCACTAAGTGATATGCAAGATGATGAATTATTGCTAGGTACAAGACAAAAAGTTACACCGTATGGTTATCAAGTTTTATTATTAGGTAATACATTACAAATATTACCTGCAAAACAACCACAGTATCCTAGTAATGATACTCTAGAATTACCTCCTAGCCCAAATACTAATTTGTATTGGAAAGCAGTATTAAATGTTTATGGAACGGTACGACCTGGGATCTCGATGATAACGCTAGAAAATCCTTACATGGATACTGAAATCATGGGTACGATTACATTTGATCCTATCGATGATCGTTTGTTAAATTTTACGATTAACCCTGACACAATTCCTGCCAATACATTACAAGCTATTGATCGTGTGGTGGATCCGTTGGCGCAGGGGCCTGGGTTGAATTTGCCGATCCCTACTGTAGGCACACGTTATTTAATTACAAATAGTATGGGCAATGATCAGTCACAAGTTTTAGTATGTGCGGAGCCATCAATATTACCTGCAGGTTCAACTGTTATAACAGTAAGTGGATTGAATTTATCAGCATCAAGTAATTGGATCGATAGTATCGTAAGTGCAAGAAATTCAAGTATGCAAGCTATTTTTAGTGCAGATACCAAAATTATAGCAATTGATACCATGACAAATACGATAACTGTAGATAATCCAACACTTGTAGATCTTGACAATGGTGTTAGAATATTAACTACAACTTATAATATGTCAAGTGCATGGGGTGATATTATGGCTAACCAAAATGATATTATCGAATACAATGGAACAAATTGGGAAGTATCATTTGATAGTCAAGCAGCGACAAGACCTGAATGGGTTGTAAATTTGTACACTAGTGTTCAATATCGATATGGTAGGGATACAGGATGGACAAAATCTTTTGAGGGATTTTACAATCAAGGTTCATGGAACATCGTCATTTAAACAAGTTAAACAACAGTGTTGGTATATTATTTTGCGCTTTAAATACAAATCGTCACTTATTTTTATTACGTAATGATAAGAAAATAAACACTTGGGGATTGCCTGGGGGGAAGGTGGAGCGTGGTGAAAATTTACGTACTGCGTTAGAGCGTGAGTGTATTGAAGAAATTGGTTATTGGCCGAGTGAAGTAAAATTATTTCCCATTGAACAATTTACAAGTGATGATAAACGATTTGTGTATCATACTTTTTATTCATTTGTACAATCTGAATTTATTCCAACGTTAAATCATGAACATTTAGGATATTGTTGGTGCGATAGTCAATTATATCCAAAACCATTACATCGTGGTTTGTTTAATACATTGAATTACGATATAATTCAACAAAAGATAGCATTAATTCATGATGCTATAAAATAAAAAACCCACATTGCTGTGGGTTTTATTAAAGCATATCTTTTTACTGACTTGGAATTTGAATAATTGTCAAGTTAGAACCTGTTTGTGGTGTTGCATTTGCTGCAACAAAAGAAACGTGATATGCGGTTGCATTTGCCATGTTACCAATATTGTTACTGTCTACATAGTCAGGTGCAAAACCTTCAGCATGTGAGTTAATAATACTAAAGATTGCAACATTTGCTGCTGAAGCATCAATACCTTGGATTGCCATTTGTCCTGATGTTAAATTAGCAACGTTTGCGTCTGCTTCATTAACAAGAATACAAATTTGTGTTTGTGTAGGATCTGCAGTGTTTGCAACTAAGAACTTTGATTTACCTTTTTGACGTACAATGTATGCATCACCTGCTGCATAATTGCCTGTTGAGTATTCGATGTTAGCAACACAAAGAATTGTATTACCACCACTGACTGCACCTAAGCCATTAGCACCACCAACGACACCAATATTTCCTACCTCTGTTTGAGCAGGAATACCAACATCAATATTACCTGTTTTTTGAATTTTTAGCTTTGCCATTATAATTTCCTTTAGCTCGTTCTAGGAGCCATAACTACCCCATGTAGTTATGAGTTCACACGGAACAATAGTATTTATCTTAATAGCAAAATTAATATTAGCCCTTTAACTTCAACCCTGTTAGTTCATAATCATCGCCCAAACTACCAACAGGAAATGTATTAAAAGCTAAGCTAATTCGTGTTTGGTTATCTACAACATTTGGAACACTGTGTGTCAAGCTTGATTTGAATATATATAATAATCCTTGTGTTGCAGGTAACCACCAAGAAGGACTATTATAAACATTAAATGTTGCAGGAGGTATACGAAGTTGTTCGTAAGGTTCATCATGAAAAGTAATTTTGTCGTTTTCGGATGATTGTATATAAAACACACCGCTTAATAACGAATTGGGATGTTGATGTTTATGATGATATTGTGTGTGTTTAGAATTATTAGTCCATGATTGAGTTATTCTTAAAGAAACTGTATCTTTTTTAGGGCAAAAAGTTGTTATAAAATATTGATCTATAGATTCTTGAATAAAAGATTTAAGCTTCTTTAATTCTTTGTTTTCTAATATATAATTGTCTAAGCTTGAAGTATTACCTTCATTTGGTCGTTGTGAAGCATTTATTAATACTTTTTTTTCTTTTTTTGTTAATTCACGATCAAGTTCAAACTTACCAACACATTTAGGAAATAATTGTATAATATCCATTACCATACCCACGAAACAAAAGAATATCTTCTTCCTTTAGTTACAGGTCTAACCAAATGTGGAAATAAGAATATACTTGGAAAAATTACCACAGATCCTGCTTTAAGTTCACAAATACGATTATTCATTAATACTAATTCACCACCTTCGTAGTCATTGTTTAAACTACCCAAAATAGTTAAAGTTGGAATACCTTTTCGTTCACCATCAAAAATAGTCGTAATATGATCACAATGTAATCTCATTTTACTTTTAATATTATATCTATTATATCTAATAGGACTATAACCTTGCCAACTATTAAACCATGGTAGTTTAATATCGGTGTTTATATAGCAGTTTAGAACATGCCATAATTTATCTGTTAAATCTTTACTAAAATCGACTAATTCTTGTTCTAGTCCATAATCAAAAATACATTCTAACTCATCTTCATATACTACGTTTTCTTTCTTAACTGTATCGTAATATGCATGTGTAGTCCATAGCTTTGATTTATCTAGTTTTTTACAAAACTTTTTGCAACTTTTTTCATCGATTACATTTGAGTATATTCGTATGTAATCGATGATATTTTCAGACATTTGTGCATTAAAATATGGATCATGAATCATTGCATTTTCATTCATGTCACCTTTTACATATTTTACTTCATCCATAAGTTTAGGGGTTTTTTTCATAATAATCATATTTACATGATATTATGTGTAGTAAAAAAATTACTAACTATCTCGTGGAATTCTTATCCATTCCCTTTTTAATTCGTCAAAATAATTAGCGTATTGTTCATCATCAGGTTGTGGAGGATTAGGTACTAAAACCCATTCTTCTTTATCAATATCATAATAATCATAATGATATTGTTCAGGATCGTAAATAGGTCTTGGAATTGGAGGAATCCAATCCAAGGTATTCTCGTCTAAAATAAATGAATGATGAGGTTTTACTCGTAAAAATGCATCTCTAACAGGATCATATGTATATCCAACACCTGCGTATCGTGTTCTAAAAGAACCATTGTATGATGTTTGTTTCCAATTAGTATGACCACCTGACCATTCAACTAAAAATTGAATACCTAATTCTTCTTTCTCAATACCATTTTCGTCAAGTAAAACTGCATTGTTTACAACGTTAACTTCTATAACTTTATTATTTTCATCTAATTTTGCGAAATGAGCCATAAATTTTTAATCTCCTTTATAATGTAAATGAACCATTTCCTGTAAATGTATACCTATGAACGCCACCTGCACCACCGTTATACGTAGGAGATCCTGTTGTAGATGCTGCTGCAGGGAATGATGTTGACCACTGCACAATTACAATGCCTGAACCTCCTGCGCCACCTGATCGAGCAGGGAATGTGTCGCCTGTAAATTGTGCGGGTGCGGGTGAACCAAAACCATTTCTACCTGCTCCACCTCCTCCACCACCCTGATTTGTACCACCATTTTGCCCTGCGCATAAGGCATTGTTTGGGAAATTTGCTCTAACTGCGGGAGTCAGGCCTGGGGCGACATAAGTACCATTTGGTCCATACCCACCTGCACCACCACCCCCAATACCTCCTGCTGCCATACCACCTAATCTTGCAGTAAGAGCGGGTGTGTTTCCACGTGATCCGCCACCGCCACCGCCTGAATAATACGCACCTGTAACAGGCCATAGTGCGCCTGAACCACCTCCGCCTGCAGTCCATGCTGCTGCATTACCACCTGCACCACCTGCACCCCCGCCTCCTGCGCCACCTTGGTTAATACCTCCTGTAGGAGCGTTGTTACCACCTGCGTTACCTTGACCTTCTACTGCAGGACCACCTTGGAATTGGCGTTGTTGGGAGTACCATCCTCCACCGCCACCCCCACTTCCACCCATTCTAGTCTGCACCCCAGGCTGCTGTGGAGTACTCGCAACTTGCGAGCTTGAAGGTGCTCCACCATACGCTCTAATACTTGCCAACATAACGGGACATTCTATAATAGAATCGCCACCATTTGTGCCTTCTTGTCCTTGTCCACCCGTAGCACCTGCACTGCCACCACCCCCTACAGTAACTGTAAAAACAGTACCTGCTTGAAAATTTTGTGACAATGTTCCTGATAAAAACCCTCCGCCACCTCCACCACCATAACCTGAGTTAATAGGTAAGTTAGGCCCCCCAGGACCCCCTGCCCCTCCACCTGCAACTGCAAGATAAGTGATGCTGTTTGTTTTGCCAGGGGCGGGATTTGGAGCGGGACCTGGGCTTGGGGCGGGTGATGGACTTGGTGAAGCAGGTGTGGTTTTATATTGTTGCCATGACTGCAACGATGTAATTCCTTGTACATTTGAAGTCATTGGAAAAGAATTTCCAATAATATTTTTATTTGGTCTTTCTTTCATATTTTATAACCTAAAAAGTTAAGCTTCCATTTCCTGTAAATGTATAATATCTATACCCACCTGAAGTAGATACAGTAGGAGATCCTGTTGTAGCATTTGCTGCATCGTATGTGTCGGGCCAACGGATAATTACAATGCCACTACCACCTGCTCCTACACCAGCGGATGGTGCTGCAGATCCCCCTCCACCGCCACCTGTATTTGAAGATCCTGCTATTCCTGCAGTATTTCCAGGAGTTTGTGCGCCACCTGCGCCCCCACCACCACCGCCACCACCTGATCTACCTACGGTAGGTCCTTTTGATCCACCACCACCACCGCCACCATATGTGATACCATTAAGCCATGTTGCTCCTCCGCCACCACCACCACCTGCTGATGCACCTAAACTAAGATAAGTTGCGTTGCCACCTCCTCCACCTGCACCGCCACCACCACCTCCTGCTTGGTTAGATGCTTGATTTTCTGATCTGCCACCATTGGTGCCTTGACCTGGGAGTCCTCTACCCCAACCTGCCATTGGGTCACCACCCGCACCGCTTCCTGCGTTAGTTGACTGTATACCTGCTACTGTTCCTGTTGGTCTATTACCTGTACTATTACCTGAACCACCACCATATCCAATGATACTTCCACCTAAAGCAGGGCAGGTTATAGAACTTGATACACCTGAAGCAGGAAAAGCAGGTGCACCACCTCCAACTGTTACATTTAATGTAAGACCATCTAAATAAGTTGTAACATTACCACTATTATATCCACCTGCACCACCACCACCTCTAGAAAAGTAACCTGTACCTGGTCCTGTGGAAACTCCTGGAGAACCTGCGCCACCACCCCCAACAACTAAGTAATCAAACGAAGGTGTTTTATTAGGACCTGAGGGGCCTGGGGCGACAGCAGTTTGTGACTGCTGCATATCTTGAATGGTGTTAATACCTGGGCCAAGGTTACTTGTAGTCGGTAACCCATTACCCGTTATTGCACGATTAGTTTGTGATCTCATAACTATAAAATTTTAGAAAAAATCTAAAATTATTTATCCAATTTCATCATAAGATGCAATAATTGTTCCTGCAGGACTTGCGTTACAATTTGCTTGTAAAACGTCACCTTCATTAAGATAAACACCATTATCCTTACCAACAACAATTAATGTTGAATAAGATGGAACAGTAACATTACCCGCAAAATAATAAACAGTCCCGCTTCTATTAATCATAACATTACAAGTAATATTAGCACCTGAATAATTTCCAACAGAAACTGAGTTTAATTTTAATACTTCATTACTACCTGATGGGTTAGTCACAATATTTGCGGTACTTGATGTAAGTGCAGCTACGTTACTAATTCCATAAATTTGTGTTACATTAACAATATTTGGGTTTGCCATTTTTATCCTCCGAAAACTATAGCCATCGCAATTGCTTTACCTGTGGTTGTTAGTTGTTGTCCATTTGATGTTACATTTCCTGTAAACACCCCTGCTGCTGCACCAATATTTCCAACATTTGCATTACCTGTAGCATTAAATGTACCTGTAATATTTGCACCTGTTGTTGTTAAAATTAATACATTAGCTGTACCACCAACACCCGCAGTAATATTTCCATCCGATGTAGCTATATTTATGTTTGATGTACCATTGGAAATACTTGCTCCACCACCACCTGCTGCTGTTGCCCAATAAGTAATACCATTACCATACGTTGTTAAAACTTGACCATTTGTACCATCAGTATTTGCATACTGAACAGTACCCATAGTAACTTTACCCGTTGTAGTTAACGATGTTGTGCTCAATGCTCCTGTTGCAGCATTAAACGAAAGATTTGCGTTTGATCCTTCAGATACATTACCTGTTGCAGCATTAGCTAAAATAGGATAATAAGTACCTGTATTAACATCACTAATACTAATAAGATCTGCAACATTTGCATGTGAAACATTTAAGTTAGCAACACGTGTTGTGCTTGTTACAGTTAATGGAGCAGTACCTGTAGATACATTAGAAATCAATACAGGACTTGTAACATTAGCACTAAATCTACCCTGTGTACCAATAATGTTTGCTGCAGTTATATCTGCATTTGCATCACGTACTACTACTGTATTTGCTGTTGCTGCAGTAGCAGTATCATAACCATCTAATAAGTCTGCATTTAAATTAGTTACTTTTGTGGTTGAAGCTACAATAATTGGAGCAGTACCTTGTGCAACATTACTTTCAAGTGTGCGACCAATAATTGATCCTGCTGTACCTAAATTACCAACATTAGCATTTCCTGTAACGCTTAGTACACCACCTGTAGAAATATTTCCTGCACTTAAATTACCCGTTGTATTTGATGTACCACTTACATTAACACCTGTTCCTGTGATAGTTAATATATTTGCATTACCTGCAACTCCAACTGTTACATTACCATCTACGGTTGCGATGTTAACGTTTGACGTACCATTACTAATAGATGCGCCCCCACCACCGCCGCCTGTAACAGTTGACCAATAAGTAATGCCATTACCATATGTTGTAAGAACTTGACCGTTTGTACCATCAGTGTTTGCATATGTTACTGCATTGACTGTTAATGTACTTAATGTTCCAACACTTGTAATATTAGGTTGTGCTGCAGTGGTTAATGTACCTGTAAAGAAATTAGCAGTTACTAAATTACCTAAATTAGCATTACCTGATGTGATATTACCTGTTACTGATAATGACCCTAATGTACCAACTGTTGTTAAACTTGATGTTACGATACTTGATGCTAGTGTTGTTCCTGTTAAATTAGCTGCATTTGCTGTAATAGCAGTATTAGCTGCGGAAGTTATTTGACCTTGACTGTTAACAGTAAATGTTGCAACAACATCACCATTACCATAACTATTAGCAGTGACTGTTGTGTTACTAATACTAAACTGTGTACCGTTTAATGTTAAACCTGTACCTGCTGTGTATGTACCTGCACCACTAAACTGTATCCAATTTACTGCAGTCGTTCCAACTGTAGTAACAGGATCAGCCATCACCCATCCTGTGTCATTGTATAATGTACCGTTTTGAACAAATGTAAAGTCACCACCTGCCATTTCAGTTGGTGTATCAAAATCAGTAGCACGTGTAATAACTGTTGAACTTGTGTAAGTATAGATACCATTATGTGCAGCATTGGCTTCGTTCTTAACAAGAATTCTTGTACCTGAACTTGCAATGTTTACACCGTCAATAGTTGTATAGCTACCTGTTGTTGTTAATGTTGCACCAACTCCTGAAGTACCGTTATTGTAAGTGATCGTACCACTAGTAACATTCGCCAATGTGTCAGGTGTTGCTGCTGCAACAGCTGCGTGTGTATGTAATCCCTGTGCAACTTGATCAACATAATCTTTTGTAGCAGCATCTGTACTTGCAACAGGAGTAGCAAGATTAGATATTTTTGCGCCCCATACATCAACTACACCTGTACCACTTGGTTTTAATTCAATATCTTGGTTAGTACCTGCTGCAGCAATTGTTACACTATTTGTTTTACCTAAAATAAAGTCTGTAACAATATTTGCAGATGTTATAATATTACCTGTAGCTTCAACAACTCCTACAGTAGTAAAATTGCCACCACTTACATTACCTGTTGCAGCAATTAAGCCACCTGTACCTAGATTTCCTACGTTTGCATTACCTGTTGCATTCAATGTACCCGCTACGTTAACCCCTGTACCTGTAACAACTACTACATTTGTGTTACCTGCAACAGACATGCTAATATTGCCATTAGCAGCAGGTATATTTACGTTACTGTTACCATTTGATATAAGCGCACCACCTGATAATACATCATATGATATTTCGCCTGTTGTACTGTTATAGTACATGACATTTGCAGTGTTGGCTTGACGTACGGGTTTTACTGTAAATGTGTTCGCAGTGGTTGCGTTTAATGCGGAAGTACTTGCATTAAGTATAATCGTATTATTTGCTGTATCACTTGCTCCTGCATTAGCACCTATCACTATTGAATCAAAATTGCCATCACCTGTTCTTGAATTTGATCCTATAGCGATTCCTCTTGAACCCGCTAAAGTAGTATGCCCAATAGCGATTGAATTACCTGATGATCCATTGCCTCTAGCACCTTGACCAATAGCTATATTGTTAGCATAAACTGCTTGGGCGTTAGTTCCAATTTGAAGAACGTTAGGTGATGGAGAAGTATTACCTGTATTTCCAAGTGATAAACCATATGCTGTAAAGGTAGCTTGATTTACAGTATTTACAACAAGATTAATTAATGTATTACCAACAAATAAATGTGACACACCTGTTTGAGCGTCATAATGATAAGGTGAGTATAATCCACCTACTGTGACAAAATTTGCAGCAGTAGCATTAGCGGTACTGTTAAACGTTCCTGATACATTAACTCCTGTACCTGTAACAACTAGTATATTTGCATTACCTGCTGATGAAATATTGACATTACCGTTAGCAGCAGGGATGTCTACATTACTATTGCCATTAGCTATGCTACTTGAACTAATTGATACCCAACTTAAGTTACCACTTCCGTTAGTAGAAAGAACCTGTCCATTACTACCACCTGTAATAATGACATTTGCCACTGCCCCTAGGTTTGCAGTATTTGAAGCTACAAAATCTACAATGGTTGCACTATTAAAGTTAGCTGTATTTCCGTCTAATTCAAGATTTACTGTTAAATTAGGTACGATAACGTTACCGCTAAAGTTAGCAGTATTTCCACTTAACCCTAGATTAACTGTTAAGTTTGGTACAATGACATTACCACTAAAGTTAGCTGTATTACCAACTATATCTAAACTTACACCTAAACTACCTGTAATATTTGCGCCTGTACCTGTTACAACTACTACGTTTGCATTACCTACTGCAGAAATATTGACATTACCATTTGCAGCAGGAATTGAAACGTTACTGTTTCCATTAGCAATTGATGATCCACCTGATAATACATCATATGATATTTCGCCTGTTGTACTGTTATAGTACATGACGTTTGCTGTATTAGCTTGACGTACGGGTTTTACTGTAAATGTGTTCGCAGTGGTTGCTTCTAAATTCGCACCTGTTGCATTTAAAACAATAACATTAGCTGCAGTTGCATTACCTACACCTGCATTTGCACCAATTAATATGGCATTAGCACCAACATTGCTTGCACCTGCATTAACACCGATTGAAATTGAATTAGCTGCTGCATTAGAACCTGTACTTGCACCAATCGCTATAGAATTACTATTACCTGTAAATCCTGCGTTTGCACCAATTGCAATGTTATAATTACCATTTGCACTTTGTCCTGCTAAAGTTCCAATTGCTATAATATTAGCGGCATTTGTGTCAAGCGTAATACCATTTGTATTTCTACCTGCGTTCCAACCTGCATTTGAACCAATTACGATAGAATCATCATTAGGTGGTTTATAACCTGCAACATTACCAATTGCAATAAATCTATTACCTGAACCTGTAAAAACGTAAGAACTATTAGACCCACCTGCTTCCCACCCTACTGCAACTGCTCCTGTGCCACCCGCTTGTACAATAGAACCTGCACGTGTTCCAACAAATACAGCACCTGTAATTAAAGTAGCACCGCCAAATAATAATGCTTCTGAACCAATTGCGATTGATTCTACAACATTAGCTCCTGCACCGAATCCACCTAAAGCAGCATTTCCAATAGCAATACTATTTGCGTTTGAAAACGCAGAACGACCTAAACTTACCCCACCAGGCCCTGCTTTCGATGATTGACCAATTGCAATACCATAAGTTCCAAATGAATTAGCAGTATGTCCAATTGCAATACCATTTGCAATATTAGATGTTGCTGCATTACCTAAAATAGTTTGTCCGTTAGAATAAACTTTAATAAAGTTACCAACTAAGTTACCACCTGCTGCTACTTGGAATACATTTGCTGTACCGTTTACTGAAAAATCAATGTTGCCACCTGCAGTACTGATGCTTACATTACTGTTACCATTAGCGATATTTGAACTTGATCCACTTGATGGAGTAGACCAACTTAATACACCGTTACCATCAGTACTTAAAACTTGACCATTACTACCACCTGTAATTGTAACGTTACCAACATTACCTAAGTTTGCTGTATTAGAAACTATAATATCTACAATGTTAGCATTATTAAAGCTAGCTGTATTTCCTGTCAATTCTAAATTTACTAAGATGTTTGCATCAAACTCAACATCCCCACTGAAATTAGCTGTATTCCCTGCTAGATCTAGATTTACGGTTAAGTTTGGTACGACAACATTACCACTAAAGTTAGCTGTATTGCCATCTAACGCCTGTGTTGCATTAATCGTTCCTGCAACATTAATACCTGTACCTGTTACAACTAATACGTTTGCATTACCTGCCACACTAATTGTTGCATTACCATTGGCTGCAGGAATATCAATATTACTGTTACCATTAACTAAGTTTGATGGTGATCCTGATCCACTTATAAACTGCCAAAATAGATTACCTGAACCATCAGTTGACAATACATAATTTGCAGTACCACCTAAAATCGTTAAATTACCAACGTTACCCAAATTGGCTGTTGTTGCTGAAAAATTGGCTGTGGTAAGATTAGCATTAACATTAATATTATTAGCAATAACGTTACCTGAAATATTAGCAGTGCTTGCTGACAATACATCAACACCTGTAATATTACCGCCTGATCCATTTCCTGTAACCAATGCAGTTGATGTAAATGTTACAACATTTGCGTTACCATCGACAGAAATAACTACATTACCGTTTGCTGTAGGAATACTTACATTTGATGTTCCATTTTCAATTGATGTAGCTGCTAAATTAGCCCAACTTAAGTTACCATTACCATTGGTTGTAAGTACTTGACCGTTACTGCCACCTGTAATAATGACATTACCAACGTTACCTAAATTAGCAGTATTAGATGCTATTAAATCTGCAATCGTTGCGCTATTAAAGTTAGCTGTATTGCCATCTAATTCAAGATTTACAGTTAAATTAGGTGTTATTACGTTACCACTGAAGTTAGCTGTGTTACCACTTATTTCTGCATTTACGTCTAAATTAGCAACTTGTACATTACCACTAAAGTTTGCTGTGTTACCTGCTAACTCAAGATTTACAGTTAAATTAGGTACAACGACATTACCACTAAAGTTAGCAGTGTTTCCATCTAGTGCTTGTGTGGCGTTAATAGTACCTGCAACATTAATTCCTGTTCCTGTGATAACTAGTACATTGGCATTACCTACTGCAGAAATATTAACATTGGCATTGGCAGCAGGAATGTTTATATTACTATTACCATTTGATATACTTGTTGCAGTAATACCTGTTAATTGACTGCCATTACCTATAAAGAAATTAGCAGTAATATTACCATCTGCGTTTCTTTGTGCAATACTGTTTGCTGTTGCTGTATCGCTTGGCGTATTTCCTTGTAGTGCATTTGCGTTTAAGTTAGCAACCACGGTTGTTGATGTTACAACTAATGGTGCAGTACCTGTGCTTATATTTGATATTAATTGTGGTGCAGTTACATTTGCTGTAGCTAAAACTTCTGCTACACCTAGATTGCCAACATTTGCGTTGCCTGATACATTCAATGTACCTGTAATATTAGCACCTGTGCCTGTGACAACCACTACATTTGCGTTACCTGCTACAGATATTTCAACATTACTATTTGCTACAGGTATTGATACATTACTATTGCCATTACTAATGCTACTTGAACTTAATTGTGCCCAATCAAGATTCCCACTACCATCTGTTTGCAAGAAATAACCATTACTACCACCTGTAATGGTAACATTACCTACATTACCTAAATTAGCTGTATTTGATACACTTAAATCAGAAATTGTAGCATTATTAAAATTAGCTGTATTTCCATCTAACTCAAGATTTACAGTTAAATTAGGAACTATAACATTACCACTGAAGTTAGCTGTATTACCACTGATTTCTGAATTAACATCTAAGTTAGCAACTTGTACATTACCACTAAAGTTAGCTGTATTACCTGCAAGTTCAAGGTTGACTGATAGATTTGGTACAATGACGTTACCACTAAAGTTAGCAGTGTTACCACTTAGTTCACTATTAACATCTAAATTAGCAACTTGTACATTACCACTGAAGTTAGCAGTGTTACCACTTAATTCAAGATTTACAGTAAGATTTGGAACAACTACATTACCACTAAAGTTAGCAGTGTTACCATCTAATGACTGTGTAGCATTGATGGTACCTGATACATTAATACCTGTACCTGTTACCGTTAATATATTCGCATTACCTGCCACGCTGACAGTAACATTTCCGTTCGCTGCGGGAATGTCTACATTACTATTGCCATTACTAATACTACTTGAACTGATTGATACCCAACTTAAGTTACCACTTCCATTGGTACTTAATACTTGTCCATTACTACCACCCGTAATAATGACGTTACCAACATTACCCAAGTTGGCTGTATTAGAAGCAACTAAATCACCTATTGTTAAACTATTAAAGTTACCTGTATTACCATCTAGTTCTAAATTAACGGTTAAATTACTTGAAACATTAACAAAATTTGCTGATGCTAAATTACCTAGTACCGCATTACCTGCACGAATGTTTGCATGTTCAGTAAATGTTACTACTTCGCTTGAAATCGATACTTGTGAACCAAAACCAATTTCCGCATTACTTACATCCCAACCCATGAATGCAACTTTTGCACTAGTATCATAATAGTTAAGTGCAGTACCAACATCTTTACCTGTGTTTGAAGTTAATGGTGCGCCATTTGGTTCTACTTGTAACTGAATAATTGGATCTTGTACTGCCAAGTCAGTGACATTGACATAAACTAAATTACCATCAACAGTTAAGTTACCACCAATTACAGCATTACCGCTGATGTTTAAATTACCACCACCAATAATATCACTTGTGATATTTGCAGTGCCTGAAACATTAGCACCTGTACCTGTGACAACCACTACATTTGCATTACCTGCTACAGATATTTCAACATTACTATTCGCTACAGGTATTGCAACATTACTATTGCCATTACTAATGCTACTTGTACTAATTGATACCCAACTTAAGTTACCACTACCATTAGTTGAAAGGACTTGACCATTACTACCACCTGTAATAATGACGTTAGCTACATTACCAAGGTTTGCAGTATTTGCAACGATTAAATCTGTAACATTTGCACTGTTAAAATTAGCTGTATTTCCATCTAATTCAAGATTAATTGTTAGGTTTGGTACTATAACATTGCCACTGAAATTAGCTGTATTACCTGTCAATTCTTGTGTAACATCTAAGTTACCTGTAATATTTGTACCACCACTTGAAACTACCAATACGTTAGCAGTACCTGTAGAACTTATAGCAATATTTCCATTGGCTGTAATCCCAATGTTGCTATTACCATTGGTGATTAATCCAACGTTGCTATTACCTGTTACCGTAATTAATGGTGATTGAACACTTGTGCTAAAATTCGCTGTATTACCTGAAATTTCGTTATTAACTGTTAAATTAGGAACTACAACATTACCACTGAAGTTAGCTGTATTTCCATCTATTGATTGCGTAGCATTGATAGTACCTGATACATTAATACCCGTACCTGTTACAACTAATACATTTGCGTTACCTGCCACACTTACAGTGACATTTCCATTTGCTGTGGGGATATCTACATTACTATTGCCATTACTGATACTGCTAGTACTTATTGCTGCCCAATCAAGTGCGCCACTGCCATTTGTCTTTAAGAAGTAACCATTACTACCACCTGTAATGGTGACATTACCTACGTTACCAAGATTTGCAGTGTTAGCTACCACTAAATCAGAGACATTTGCACTGTTAAAGTTAGCAGTATTTCCATCTAATTCAAGGTTTACGGTAAGGTTAGGTACGACAACATTACCACTGAAATTAGCGGTATTACCGCTTATTTCTGCATTTACGTCTAAATTATTAACCTGTACGTTACCACTGAAATTAGCTGTATTACCACTTAATTCAGTATTAACTGTGAGATTTGGTGCAACTACATTACCACTGAAATTCGCTGTATTACCTGCTAATTCAAGATTTACAGTAAGATTTGGTACAATAACATTACCACTGAAGTTAGCGGTATTACCACTAATTTCTGAATTAACGTCTAAATTAGCAACTTGCACATTACCACTAAAATTAGCTGTATTTCCACTTAATTCAGTATTAACTGTGAGGTTTGGTACAATGACATTGCCACTGAAATTAGCAGTGTTTCCATCTAGTGATTGTGTGGCATTAATCGTACCTGATACGTTAATTCCTGTTCCTGTAACAGTTAATACATTAGAATTAGCGTTAACAGAAATAACTACATTGCCATTTGCTGTAGGAATGCTTACGTTGGATGTTCCATTTTCAATCGACGTAGCTGTTAAATTAGCCCAACTTAAATTACCACTGCCATTAGTGGTAAGTACTTGCCCATTACTACCACCTGTAATGATAACGTTACCAACATTACCTAAATTAGCAGTACTAGATACAACAAAGTTACCTATTGTTGCGCTATTAAAGTTAGCAGTATTGCCATCTAATTCAAGATTTACAGTTAAGTTTGGTACGACAACATTACCACTAAAGTTTGCTGTGTTTCCATCTAGTGCTTGTGTGGCATTAATAGTACCTGTAACGTTTACACCTGTTCCTGTAATAACTAATACAGTATTACCTGCTGAAGAAATGGTAACATTTCCATTAGCCGCAGGTATAGATAAATTACTTGTTCCATTTGATATAACATTAATATTACTAATGCTTACTGCAGTATTTGATGTAATTAATAAATTATTTGCACTAGAAATTGATGGTGAATTTGAACTTGTACTAATAAATGAGCTAGCAGTAATATTACCCGTTGCAATAATTTCCCCACTTGTTCCCAAATTACCAACGTTTGCATTACCCGTTGCATTTAATGTACCTGAAACATTAATACCCGTACCTGTTACAACTACTACATTTGCATTACCTACTGCTGAAATATTAACATTACCATTAGCAGCAGGTATATTTACGTTACTATTACCGTTACTAATGCTACTAGTACTAACTGATATCCAACTTAAATTACCACTACCGTTAGTTGAAAGAACTTGTCCATTTGAACCACCTGTAATAATAACGTTACCAACTGCACCGAGATTGGCTACACCTGCAACAACCAATCCTGTTGTACCAAGATTTCCTACATTAGCATTACCCGTTGCATTTAATGTACCTGTAACGTTTACACCTGTTCCTGTTACAACTAATATATTTGCGTTACCTGCTGATCCAAAATTAATATTACTATTTGCAGTTAATGTTAATGCACCATTACTTGTAATAGATGGTGCACTTGTGCTTGTACTTACAAAAGCATTTGCAGTAACATTTCCGCTGAATGTACCAAGCACAGCGTTT